TTACCAAAATGGATGATTCTATATTACCAAAATGGATGATTCTATATTACCAAAATGGATGATTCTATATTACCAAAAAGGATGATTGACTTATTACAGCACAAAAAGAAAGTAATAATTCTTTGCATATTGCTATTGACTTAACAAGTAATAAGAGTTAATATATAGACACAAGGAGGGATGCTCATATGAGTAAGAACACATTAGAAAATAAAGTAATAGCAATGTCTAACATCTTAGCAGAAAAGAGCACATACTTCACTACTGTACAGCAAAAGTTATTTTATGTAAGCATTGCTTCATTAAGAAATGGAGTAAATATCCATGATGAAGTAGAAATCAATAAACATGAATTACTTGAATTCTTAGGTATGGAAAACGATACAAAACGTTATGACAGACTAAAGAAAGAACTTGACCAACTACAAAAAAATTCATTTATAAGTTTTAAAGACAAGAACGGCTATTCTAGTGGTTTCATCATTTACAACGTAAGAATGACAAGAAACAACGTTTATATTAGAATCAATAATTACTACTTGCCATTGCTACAGAACTTATCAGATAACTTTGTAAGGTTTCTAAATGATGATTTAATAGGTTTAAAATCTAAATATCCTATGATGTTATATCAAAATTTAATGAAAGACAAATGGAAGATATCATGCATTGACTTCATGGGTATTGACTATTCAACTAAGCAATTGAAAGACATGTTCGGACTTCCAAAAGAAGCATATATGGCTACAAGTGGGAATTTCAATAGAACACTTTTTGAAAAGAAAACCATTAATAAAGCAGTTGAGGAACTAAACAACAAATGTAAATGTATCAAGAATCTAAAATATGAGAAGATTAAAAAGAATGGGCGTGTTCAATATTACAGATTTAGTTTTGACTATACAGACCCTCAAAGCGTTGCAGACGATTGCAACGAAAGAAAAGGAAAATCAATCATTGATTCTATGCAGAAAGAATCGGATGAATTTTCAGATGAAATCAAGAACTTAAAGTGGTGGAAGTAGTCCTATCACTTTTTATATTATACCCCTATAAGCCCTATATAGCCGTTCTAAGCGTTGTTTATATTGAATAGGTGCGATTATCACATTTATAAGAAAGTCGCTCACACGCTAAATATTGGGCTTTTTAAGGTGGTGTAAATATTGCTATAGGGTGGTGTAAAAATTCCCTCATAAATTTTCATGATATGCTTGACATAGTGCTATATGCGAGTATAATTGTATTTGTAAAGAGAAATGGTGAATCCATAGGAGGAAAGATTATGACAGACAAAGAACTACTTACAACATTGACATTTAAAGAAGTAAACGAAATCAGAAACCAACTTCAAGACAAGTTGGAATACTGCCTATTTAAAAATGGGCTTGGTGTTAGAATTGCCAAGGTGCAGTTAGCGAATGAAAGGTTACATGTCAATCAGACTTACCCTATTGATTTTAGGTTAACAATTATGAGCCTTATAGGTTTAGACGCTTTCGCTATTAGAAGATTAACAAACGTTCTAAATGAAATGAGAGCAGAAATCGAAAACATAAATACTCAATATAGAGGCTATAAATTCATTTTTTAGGAATGCGAAAGCGTTCCTTTCTATTTTTCTTAAAAAAGTTTAATAATATGGTTGGCATAGTATAGCATATATGATACTATTAATACAGAAATTAGGAGGAGTAAGAAAATGAGTATTGTTGATAATGAAAGACTTGAAAGCATGGCAAAAAAATATAAGAAATGTAGAGAAGTAGCAAAAGAAAAATGTCCATTCTCTAAAAACTGCGGTACATGCATGTATGCGACATATTCGCAAGATAGTGACATGGACGAGATATGCGCACGTATTAAAAAGGAGATGTAAAATTATGGTATCAGAAAGTCAAAAGAGAAGCGCTAGAAAGTATCAGAAAAACAACACTAAATTAATCAGTGTGAGAGTGAATAAAAAGTTAGAACCAGAGGTTTTGGAATGGCTCGAAAGCAAGCCGTCAATGGGTGGCTACATTCTCGAACTAATCCGAGAAGACATGGAAAAGGAGCTGATGTAATGTGATAGTTTCTGAGGTTGCAAAAAACAAAAATGATGGGGTGTAGTACTCATCATACGCTATAGAACCAATAAAGAAGTATGTCAAGGAAGGCTCTATTGTGTGGTGTCCGTTCGATACCGAACAGAGCCTATTTGTAAAGGAATTTAGAAATATGGGCTGTAAGGTCATTTATAGCCACATAGAGAGGGGAGAGGACTTCTTCACAATGAATCCCCCACAATGTGACTATATCATTTCTAATCCTCCCTATAGCCTCAAAACGGAGGTATTGCAGAGGCTCTTTGAAATTGGTAAGCTGTTCGCAATGCTTGTCGGAGTTGTCGGCTTGTTTGAAAGTAAAAGAAGATTTGAAATGTTTAGGGATAATGAGTTGAATGCTTATACTTGAATAAGAGAGTATCTTATTTTAAAAGTTATGACGACCAAAAGCCTAGTATTAATCCCCCATTCTCAAGTATTTATGTATGCCATCGTATGTTGCCAAAACAAATTATTTTTGAAGAAATTAACAAATAAGTGTTGACATACATATATATGATTATAATTAGAAGTATAGAAAAGGAGATATAAGAAAACGAAAATTATTAGAAAAGAAAACGAAAACAGAACAATGAGATATGAGGTTGTGTTAATCGGCTATGACTTAGAAGGGTATCTTACACAATATGCCCCAATCCTTGAAACGAATGATAAACATGAAGCTTTCGAATTCATGGGAGAAGTAAAGGAAAAGGAAAATAAAGAGCCTTACTGCAATTATGAAGAAGTAAGAGTTCTAGACCGTGATACGATAGTAAAAGAGAAGCACTTAAAGAAGCGAGAAGAATTGCCGATGGTGCTTCTCCTACTTCTCAAGCATTACATGGATTTACAGATGTGTTAGTTCATGAATACTTGGGGAGCGAAATTGGAAATTGTATTCATTGCGAATTAGTCGCAAGATTTAAAATACTATAAGGAGTGATGAAACGTGAAGGAATACTTAGTAGAAGCAATCAAAGAAAAGGATGGTGCAGTAGTAGAAAGTTGGGACTTGTTCTCATACTCTAATATGAGTGAAGCCATCGCATGGGCGAGAAGTGTTGCACACGGTGCTTCTGAAATCAATGCTAAATTGATGGGCTATGATTATTTGCTAGTCCATGAAGTAGAGCTAGATGACGAGTACGGTTCGCCTGTTGGTTGTGAAAAAATCGCAAGTTTCGAGGTAAAATAAAAAGGGGTTGACTTTATGCCAACCCTATTTTTTTATGCCTATTTTTTTGTTCCTCTTAGTAACCAATCCCACGTGTTGCGTCCTACAATGCCATCTGCCGTAAGTCCTCTATTTCTTTGGAATACTTTAACGGCTTTCTCAGTTCCGCCACCAAAGATTCCATCCGTTGAAATGTGAAAGCCTACGCTATTCAATCTCTCTTGAATTAGTCGTGTGATGTTGCCCCTTGCTCCTCGTTTTACTGTTACACAAGCGCCAAGGGTTTTTGGGCCTCTCAAGCCGTCAACAACTAAGCCTTTATGAAACTGCGCGTTCAACTCTTTCTGTAAGCGTGCCACCCATTCGTCATAGCCGTTTTTATGCGTTGTGGGCGCCGTTTCAGTATGAACAGGTGTATTTGTATTAGTATTAGGAATATGCGCTGTAGCGCCATTTAAACGCGATTTAAAAGCATTCCATGTATTGTCGTTTAAAAGGTCGTTGCAGTTAGGGCACGCCTTACCGTTTACGTCGTAATGTCTAATAACTCGGTCTAATGGAATGTTATATTTCTTCATGATAATCTTACCGAGTTCAATTGCGTTTGCCATTGTGGCTTCTGAGATGGCTACAGTGCCATCTTTTGTTGTGTCGCACATCTCAATGCTGATTGAGTTTGAGTTAGTGCAGATTTTATAAAGTGGATGATGATTGCTTTGACACTTTCCACCTACTGAGTAAGCCACATAATCATCATAGACTGACTGCGTAACGCTATCATCATCTACGAAATAATGAGCGCTTGCCTTGACTACGTTGTTATGGAAATAGTTTCCATTTCCCTCATCATGGTCTCCGTCGTTGCTAGTATAATGATAAACTAAGTATTTGATATTACCTGTATTTCTTTTTCCTCCATAGTTTGAACGGTTTGCAATATTTGTTTTAAAGATATATCCCATATAAAAACCTCCTTTATCCTTCTAGATGTGAAATTCTGCGCTCATGGTCATCTAGTGCCTTAGAATGTGCGTCAAGTCTTGCGTCCTGTCGTCTGTTTCTGTCGTTCATGTATTCGATAGCTGTAGTTAGTTTTGTAATGCTGTTGTTTAGTTTAATAACAGGAGTAACAACTCCTAATAGCGCACCGACTCCAACAATAACAGTATAGATTGCTTGTGCTTCGTTCATGACTTATGTACCTTCTTTTTCACCTTCAACAAATCGTGTGAAGGCTTGGTGGAGTCCTGTTGACGCTAAGCCCATTAAAGCACCATAAACAATAGAGTTGACTGACACGCCACTTACGATAGCATTTAGGACTGCGCCAACTACTGCCAAAATTGTAGGGATGTACTTATTAGGTACTCCGTCAAATGATGTCTTGAGAATGTAGCCGACAACTAAGCACGCTACCATAACCACCAACACGAAATAATTTGTTAGCTGAGAAAAATCCATAAATTACTTATCCTCCTTGATATTCATTAATTCTTCATACTGCGCTTGTGTGATTCTACCACCTAGCAAGTACACATCAAGCAAGTTCTTATTTTCTTCTGTTAATCCTTCTCGTCTAATTCTCATTTTCATTAGTCTGTAAATCATCGCTCATTCCTCCTAACTGTTCTAAAATGATTGAATTATACTCTGCTTTTGTGTTGCTGTCAAGGTCTTCTCTTAACTTGTTGATAACTCCTTCCCTTTTGCTTTCTGCTTCTGTTCTAGCGTTTTCAGCCGTTGCACGTGCTTCTTCTGCGCTTGCGCGTGCTTCTTCTGTTTCTGCTCTAGTCGCTTCGTTTGATACTCTAGCACTTTCAGCGTTAGCCCTTGCTACTTCTGCACTTGCTCTATTTGCCTCGTTTTCTGCTCTCTGCACTTCGTTTGCCTGTCTTGCCTGTTCTTCTCTTACCCTATCAGTTTCAGCGCTTAGACGTCCATTTTCAGCGTTTACACGTGTTGTCTCGTTCTCCTGTCTAGTTGCTTCATTGCTTTCAAGTTCTTTTTTAAAACTTATTAATTCATCATAGATTATCTTGGTGTTAGGGTCTAACTCTATTTTTCGATACTTCCTACATCAATATCATTTTCGTTCACTGTCGCTATGATAGGGTCTGAGATACTTACACGTTCAGCTCTTATTGTGTTGCTGTCATTTACTGCATATGATTTACATAACGTATATAAGACCCAAGTTCCTGCCACTTTTGTAATTGCTGTGCCTACAATGAACTTGTTATCAACTAGAGGAGTTACACGAGTTATATTTTCTTTTTTCTTAGGGTCGTACGTTTTCGCTACCACGTATTTATACAGTGGTTCGAGGTCTGCCGGGAAGGTGAGCTGTATTACCTCGTCAAGGTTTTCAAACTCGTTACCTAGTTTGATTATCTCAGAAGATGGGTGCCATTCTCTGCAATTGTAATGTTTATCATTTAATCACCCCTTTATTATGCATATGAATAGATGTATTTACCGCAAATATATGCATTGCTTACGTCTCCATGCATTGCCGTAAGCGTCCAATGGTTTGACGTGATGTTATCTGTGACAGGATAAAAGCGCAATGTTAAATCGTTGCTTTGTGTTTGAACAGGTATAAACATATTAAATTTAGGTACTTTGTCCGCTGGGAATCCTTCCCACATGTACCCCATCGTATTGTTTGCGATGGTTGCTGTAATGTTTCCGTCCCAATTCAATTCGCAAAGTTTCAGTGCTTCGTTGTATCTATACAGTAATGTAATACCACAAGCATTCTTACCACATGTCTTCCACTCGCTCCATGTGTTTGAATTGTTCATATTGTCAATCTGTGTTTTAAATTTCTGTAATTCCTTTTCGAATCGTTCCTGTGACCCTGTGCTTGTGACATAGCCACAATACCACGTATTATCTCTAACATCGTTGATGTCTTCTTGCACAAGTGATGTTACGCCTTTGCTGACTTTAACAAACGCTATAATTAATTGATATACTGAAGCCGTTCTTGAGGGAACGGGGTATCCTGAATCGCTTCCACCTTTCACGACTTTCACATAGAACTGACGGTCTGTTAAGTTAAATTCGATAGCGATAGCGTCATATCTATCATAAGTGCCGTTTGCATTATCGATGGTTAATTTCTTTTGCTCATTTAAAGGATAAAAAGCACCATTGATACACGCGTTACCTGTGCCGACTGTAACACTCATCGAATTATCTGCCATTACAAGAAAATCGTCCATACTGAAAATCCCATTCGTAAAAAAGCTTTTAAATAGCTTACGAAAAGAAGCGCTCGACATAGTTCTATCGTGATTGATAGAATCGAATGGAAATCCTAAATTATCTGTTGCCATATTATAAATTATCACTCCAATCTACATTGCTTGCGAGTGGTGTTCCTAGCGTCGGAACTGCCACCATTTTACCGTGTTCATAAACTTCATTAACTGAAACAACTCTATCATTACTTTTTAAGCTCCAAAATTCTAGCCTACTTGTTACAATATCGCCCACATCATAATCGACAGGATAATTATATGTCCCATGCATACGGTCTTCTTTTTCAAGTGACTTTACAAGGGCTTTTTCTTTGAGATTGCTTTCTCCTCTCTGCTTGAGGCTTTCAAGGTATTGTGAATCGCTTAAATTATCCTTTGAGATATCTGAGCCATTTATAAATGTCTCTCGCCTGTCTAATCCTGTTAAATTATCATCGCCACAAATAACAATTTGACGGCTTGAGCCTTCACCTTGACCACCTACATAACAGACATTTGAGTAGTTCTGCGAGTTTGCATTATAGTCTGCTTTTGAAATGTCGCCGTTACGTTGAGAGAAGATTACACGTGGTCGGTCTCTCTGCTCCTCCGACTTGTCCAAGCCCTTATATGTCTCAAAATAAAATACTTTTTCATCAAAATTAGGTACTAACATAAAGCCTATATTAGAAGCCTGTGACAACTTCTCAATATATTTAAGCGTATCCTTATATGTTGCTTGAAACTGTATCTTATCATTAAACCCATTTAACTTCCCAAGTCTAACTCGTGGTATATCTGCAAGCGTCACAAGTTCCCTCATCGCTTCTTCAACATTGCCGTTAAAATTAAAGGTATTCTTTATGAGCCTTCTAGCAAAGTAACTTTCGGCAAATCGTCCAATAACTTTTACATCACTAGTTGTTGCAGTCTGTTCAATCGTGATACCTTCGATAACGCCACAATTTTTCTTGCCTTGAATCCATATGAGATTATCAAGTTTAATGAGTTCAAGGGCTTTTGCGTTGATAGGGAAGTGCACTTCAAAACTGCCACAAGTTGTGTAGTTCCTAATCCATTGAACGGAGTAAGCATTCTCGATAATCCCTAATAGTTCCATATCCCTATTATATATTCTTAATTGCATATCTTACCCCCTCAAGTAACTGTTTTTAAAAGTTATTGACATGGTTAAATTGTCAATACCACTTTTAGCGGTATAGCCGATATGATTTACCCCATGTTTTAATCTGAGAAAAACAGAATCCGATGTTAAGTAGTTATTAATGTTGGTTTTTGAACCGTCAACATCAAGAAGATAGGCATGACAGTTGTTTAAATCCGTTGTTATAAGTACTTTTTGGCCGGCGCTTAGTGTAAAATCCTTTATACCGTCAACCCCTAATGTTAGGCTTTCCCCTGTCTCTTGTAACGAGATGGAAGGGTTGGTTACCGACCCATTAGCTGCCATTAAAATAGACATAGAAGTTTCAGCACCGTTTTTGTTTAAAATTTCAATGTTTTGTGTTTTTACAATTTTAGAAATTTCCTCGCTATCTATAAATTCGTGGGGAAATTCAAAAAGCGGGTCAATATAAGCCATGTCTAACTCATTATCCTCTATATCATGAAAATGTGGGTCGGCACATAATAATGATATCTGAGTAGTTCGCTTTTGGAATGTGCCATCCGTTCCTGTTAGCTTTTCAACTGTATAATTAATCTTGCGCTTATGCACTCCGTCATCGTATGTAAGAACTCCGTCACATGAAAAGATATTGTCCAATATTTCACGATTACTTGCGAATCTATCAATATCAACTACGGTTATAACGATATTTCTTTCCTTGAGTTTTGAACCGATAACAGTTGACCCGTCAACATCACCGTTGTCTTGAGTAGTAACGTTATACTCATAGTTATATATCCCATCACAGTCAATAAGAAGAAAAGGGAAAATAGAAGTTTCCCCAAAGCTAATCGTATATCCCGATTCGTTGGTACACGTGATTGTTCTTATTTCTTTGTTCCTCAACTACTATACCCCCTTAAGTTTTAAAATCAATTCTCTGTTTGCATTACGTGTCTGTCGTGCCACCTCGCTAGGGTCTAACTGCTGAGGACTGTTAACGTTTAATGTCTGATATACATTGCCGTTATTTCCTCCATTCTGCCCATATGAGCCACGTTTTAAGTTTGTTATATCTTCATTATCCATCTGTGTTTTAACTCTCTGAATCGCTCCTAAGCCTACAGGAGCACTTTTTAATGGATTAAAGCCATCAACAACTTCACTGTTGAACTCGTCTATATCCTTTTTAACACTTGATAATGAAGCGATGATACCTGTTCCAATACCTTGACCGATAAATACTCCGACCATATCCCTCATAACACGTGATGGAGAATGAATGCCTAGTGACTTCTTAAACTTATTTACGATACCACTTGCAAATCCTCCGATTTGATGGGCTATCCAACCACCCATATTAGAAATACCGTTCCATATACCTTTTACAATGTCTTTGCCAATTCCGAGCATTTTTGATGGTAGCGTTCTAATGGCACTCTCGATAGCACTAGCAATCTTTAACATTGCAGAATGTCCGAGATGTCCTAAACCTCCGATTGTACCACTTAAAGAATAAACAGCTGACCTACCTAAATTCATAAGAGAAGATGGAAGGTTGGATAATCCTCCCTTAACTGCGTTTAATAAGCCTTGACCTGTGCTCTTGATTGCTCCGAACATTGATTTTATGCCATTGCCAAGCCCTTTTACTGCGTTAGAGCCAAGTTGTAACCAATTGAACGCTGACCATACATCCACAATAGCCATGATAATTTTAGGGACGTTCGCAATTAGAACAGGTATAGACTGTATAATACCCATTGCTAATTCACCGATTAACTTAGCACCACTCATTAGGATGGTAGGTGCATTATCATTAATCACGTTTGCGAAAGTACTGACAATAGTTGGAATTTTTGAAATCATGACAGGTAGTGCACTAATGATACCGTCTGCCAGCTTGTTAAGCATTTCAAATCCACTCTTTATAAAGTGTGGCGCTTGCTTTGCGATGTTACTTGCGAATTTCTGCACTGCGTCAAGTATCTGTGGCATATTGTTCATTCCGTCTGTAACAATCGTAATTGCTGACTTGACTATATTTCCTAACATAGGTATCAAGTTACCACCTACGAAAGTACCTAGAGAGCTCATTAAATTTTTAAATGTCTGCGTTACGTTCTGACCTGTTGATAAACTGCCTAGGAAATCACTCCAAGAAGCCTTCATCATATTAAACGAACCACTTAGGGTTGTACTTGCTTCTTTCTGCGTTGTATTTGTAACCTTAAGGTTTTCTTGTATTGCATGGATTGCGTTAAATACATCACTTAAATTGTTTATGTCATAGTGTACCCCTGTTAGTTTTTGAGCGTCTGAAAGCAATCGCTCCATCTCTTGCTTCGTGCCACCATAGCCAAGTTTAAGGTTATCTAACATAGTATAATTGTTTTTTGCAAACCCTTGATATGCATTTTGGATTAAGCCCATGTCCGTTCCGAACTTGTTAGAGTTGTCCGACATGTCCTTCAGTGCAGTGTTAGCAATTTCTACAGCCTCCGCTGTATTGCCACCACAAGAACGAACTAGAGCACTAGCAAATGAGGTTGCTTGCTCCATGTAGACGTTTGCGCTTGTTCCTGTGTCTCTAAAAGCACGGCTTGCATACCTTTTTAATTTATCAGCACTTGAGCCAAAGAGAGTTTCAACCCCTCCAATTGACTGTTGCAGTTTTCCCCCTTCTGTGAGTGACTTCCCCACAATCGTTCCGAGCGTTCCTGTCGCTAGCACCTTTGTTAGTGTCTTAACTACTCCACCACCTAAAAGCGAGCCACCGTGAACCCCATTTTCGCTCATAGGCTTTTCAATAACATCTTTAATGGACGACGTGATACCTTTTGCAGAAGGGACAATCTGTATATATGCTTTTCCGAGGTCTGTTGCCATTTATCATTCCTCCTTTCTGAGGAGTCGGCTTCTTGCCTTGTTAAATTCCTCAGCGCTTTCGAAGCCGTCTTCCTCGTGTTTCTGTGTGTCTTCTTCAAGCAGTTGTGAAAGGATTGATATTGGTTTGTTTCTGCCGTGTTCTGCGTCCTCAGTCTTAGACCACCACAACTTAGCCAAGTAGTCGCAAGCGATAGCACTTAGCATTGTGTCCATCGTTGTCTTCATGCCGTTTAATTTTAGTTTAAAACGGCTATTATCCTCTAAGCCATCAACTAAAATATAAATGTATGATGGTTTATAAGTGTGATAGTCGTATATGTGGTAGTACTGCGCTAAATCGCATATAATCTCGTGTTTGTACGCTCTCAACCATATCGAGAGCACTATTAGTTTTTTACGTCGGTATCTCCTACATTAGTACTCATGATATCATTCATTTCGTAACCAATGCGCTTTGCTGAAATAGTGCCGTCCTTTCTTCTACAGTGTTCCTTTAAACTGTTGTAACCTTCTTCCCCGATTAGTTTGATTAATAGCTTTCTAGCCCCTAATCCTGTGTCCTTGATATCTTCATACATTTCAAGAACTTCATAATCATCAACTAAGTTTGTATCCAATTCAAACTCAAAACCTGTCTTAGTCTTTCCTTTAACAACTGCCATAATAATTATGCACCTACCTTTTTAATATATTCTTTATGGTATGAACCATCGTCATATCCGACCTCGCATGAGTATTCAACTTCATATTCAATAGTTTTGTTGTCTACATAAGTAACATCCGAAGTCTTAGTTACTTTACAACGTGGGATGACTGTTCTCTTTAGTACTGTGCCTTTATTCAATACCATGTCAACAACAATCATCTTTTCTTCTTGCATGTTAGGCGCTACATTGATTGTAATACCTGTGGCGAGTGTTCCTGTGACCGCCTTTTCTCCGTGGTATTCTTTAAGTACTTCTTCGTTTAGTGCTTCGATATATTTTAATTTAAAACCATCTTCGAAATCGCCATCAAGGTGTTTGACAACTACGCCTCCCCACGCCTTAACAGGTTCAGATTCTTCCGACTTCGTAAATGTAATCCCATCTTCTGAAACGTAACCGCAACATTTAAATTCTTTCCCTAACTCTGCGTCTGCTGTGGTTGGGGGTGTTGCTGTCGTTGGCGCTTTAAAAACTGAGCCTGTGATTTTTGGTTTTGCTTCTGAGACATTCTCTTTGTTATTCTTATTTACTGCTGTTGTGTCTGCCATATCTTTAAAACCTCCTTTATTTAATATACCAAGTCATACACGGCTTGATATCTGTATTTTTTGGTAGTCGTATCAGTATAGTTATAATCACTGTTTAACTTACTGCATGAAATCTCGGGCTTTTTGATAATATCGTCCATAGCCTCTTTTACACGCTCATTTAGTTCAGCACTTTCAAGAAGTGTAGTGCCGTAACTTTTTAGCGCTATTGTTGCGTGTCGTGTAAAGTTTTCAACGTATGAGCCTAGTTTTTCGATAACTACGTACGAGCCATCCTTTGCGTCTTCTTCCTGTCCGTAAATGGGAATTCCTAGTTCCTTCGTAAGATATTCAATCAGATATACTTCAATAATTTTAGTGCTCATGTTTTAACCTCTCCTAGTGTTAGCCATTGCTTTTAATAATGTATTGTTTCTTAAATTGTCATAGTAAGTTTTAGCACTTGCGCACGATACCTTGGCGTTTGCACGTGTGCGCCCTGTCATTGTATCGACTTTATAGTCGCCTTCTGCGCTACTTGCGATATGTTGTGCCGTCTCGTCTAAAACTGCCTTCATTTCTGAGCTCTGCATAATCTGCTTTACTCCATCCCTGTTTAGTTCGAATTGATAGTTACTCATAGCGTTCTACAGTCACCTTCTTATTCCACTCTAAAGGAATATTTTCTTCAATGCCTTCTATAGGAATGCCGACCGTGTGCCACTCATGACCGAAAAACTCGACTACTGCATTATCCCAATTGTGGTTGTCACCTTTTGGAATTGCTAGCTGATATGTTGCTTTCCTTCTGTCGGTCTTTGTAGAAGATGGAATATCAGAAGCGCTAACAGGTGCTACCAATACATTATTCACTTGAATAGGTCTAGTCTCATATACTGCATGATTGAATCCGTCTATACCTGTTTTGACCTTCTCATACAACGTTATTGTAATGCCTTTTATTAATGCCATAAGTCAATAAAAAAGCCTTGAGCCTTTTTGAAAATACCTAATCGCTTTAGTTCATTGTTTAAGAAGTAAATATCATCCCCAGGGTTTAAGTATGTACCCGATACGGTATAGCCCATTGCTGACTGTGAAAACTGCTCCAATGGTGCTTCTGTAACCTCGTTTGTATGCATTGCCCTTTTAACGCTTGCAAGTACTACCATCTTTGCTACGTATTTTTTAGCTTCATCTTTCAAAATGATAATGTCTAAATTATAGCCCCTATTGGTAGCCTCCGCCCTTAACAGGGAGGAAGCATACATCAATAGAGTTTCAACACGCTTTTTTTCAATATCTGAAAGATGAACGCTATATGCTTCTTCGTATTCTTCCGTTGTCGCTAAAGCACTGTTCATCCTCATCTACTCCTTATGCAGTGTGTTTTTTAACAAGTACAGTATTAGGACGTGAAATCATATAGCCGTATACGTCACGACCCTGGATTGCAGACGCTCCGATGTGCTCACCGTCGTAAAGGTTATTAATACCGATTTTAACTGCCCATTCGTCTACATAGTGACAGAAGATACGGTTGCCAAGAATAAAGTCTACTGCTTCGTTTGTCATGTTGTCACATTCGTAAACAGTGATACCACCAATTTCACCGACAGCGCCTGTCTGCACTACTTCATCCCCAAGTGCTGAAGCCTTGATAAAATCGGGTGACTTTAATAATAAAGCGTAAGTGTCGGGAGAAACTGCAAGCCATAACTCAGAAGTCTGTAAATGCTCCTTTCGTGCCTGTGTTCTTGCGTCAATGATTGCTTCATAGATAGTTGTTTTAGTAAGTGCTTTAGTATCAGCAATAGCAGTACCATTTTCAATTAATTCATTGCATAAATCGGTATCAATCTGTAAAGCCATTGAATATCCCGAAGAATCAAGTCTTTCTGCGATTAATTTGTCGGGAACGGCTTCTGCAACGTATCCATCTACTAGTTCATTGACTGCGTTGTCATGGTCGATAACAAGTGTTTTGTAAGTAGTGCTAGAATTTGTTAATGAAGTACCTGTTACCTTGTTATAGGCGCTAACTGCTACTTCTTCTCTAACAGGAATCTTTACTGCTCCGCTTGTTGGCGTACCTTCATAGCTTCTATTAAATAAGTTGATAAATAAAGAAGTTTTTCTCTGTTTAGCAAGTACTAAACTTGAGTATCTTTCCTGTAGTTCTGTGTTCTGTGCCATAAATAAATAATCCTCCTATATAATTAAACTTTTAAATTAGGGTTTAACTCCATGAAGCGCTTTTCTACTTCGCTCATAGTTGCACCCTGTGAATTTGTGCCCTGTGGGGCAAGTGGCTTTCCTTCTTCTTTTGGCTTAGGTTCTGCGTCTTTAGGAGTAAACATACTTGATAACGCTTTAGCGCTTTCCGTAAGCTCTTCTTCTGTTTCTCCTTTAAGATAATCAGTAACCCCAATAGGTAAGCCGTTAGCAAGTGCTACTTTTGTTTTGAGCGTTCCAACCTCATAGCCTTTTACTTTTGCCATAAGGTCTTCTTTTTCTTTTTCTAGCGCACTGTATTTTTCATTGTCTGCTTTAACGCTTGCTTCGTATGTATCCTTCATTTTCTGCACATCCTCAGCACTCATAAACCCTTCGTATTTCTTCTCTGCTCTCTCTAATCTTTCTCTAATAATTGCGTCAAGTTCTTCTTGAGTTTCAATAACTTTAAAAGCCATAAATAAATAATCCTCCTACTTTTTGCCGTGTTAGTTCACGTAAATTAATAAAATACTTGTTGCTTTTTCTTCCTACTATATTTCTTACAAGCCCATAATGCTAAAATAGTAGAATCAAGTAAAGCAATATCTACATCATCCATGATTGACCTATAGCCAAAGCCTCCGTTTGTGCCTATAGCCCTCTTTTCCGAGTTGGTCGCAACCTGTCTCAATGAGGGCTGTCCAAAGTGGCACAACGTACCATCGTTTATGGACTTTTCAAACTGTGCATTGGCTTCAATAACTTCTTTTACTTTTGGCAATGTGACAGGCGTTTTTATGTTGGCGTCTTTTAAATTCTCCTTAAGTACAGCTTGACCGTTCGCACCGTCTATCACGATACGTTTTACCTCTGCATGTCGTAAGAATTTAATAATCCAATCGTTACCGTCTTTTACCGACTTTCTGTTGACCACGTCAACAAGGATGCGTTTTTCCTCTGTGAGACAAGCAACCGACATACAAACACTATTACCATCTTTAGCGTACTTTATACCAACGTATAATTTACCTGTTAAATGTGGCACGTCTTCAACCTTTAGATTATCCCATTCCTTTTCAAGGATGGCTGACTTTTGGTTGTACTTGAGCCATAGCCCGAACCTCTGTATATTAAAGTCTACCTCGTCGCTAGAATCCTCAGACGCTACCGAACGTTCCTTCAAGGTCTGACCTAAGGACGGATTGCACATATACCATATGTCCTTTTCCTTGACATCTGACATTTTTTCTACTGACCATTCAGCCCAACCGCAATTCTGAGCCTGTCCACTTAGACATGACTCCCTCAACTTTTCGAAAACCGTACCCGAGGAGACTGCCGTTGGGGGTGTTCCACACATAAGGGTCTGAGGGTTGTCCGACGATGTAACAACATACTGTAATGTTGACTGCTGTTCATTTGTATATTCCTGTGCCTCGTCAATAATCAAAAGGTCGAAACCTTCACCTAAGCCACCTTTAGAAGTTCTTGTTCTAAAATTGATAGTACCTTCTAACTCGTCCAACATTGTGATGGTCTCAAGTCCATATTGAGCCGTTGCAGTATAAGCCTTGTTATACTTTTTGGTCTTGTCAGCTCTCTTGACTTCCTCGAAGCCGTTTTCATCTAGTGCCTTCTTTAACTTCTCCCATGACGCGTGGGATGTCGGTGTTCTGTGTGCAGTATGTAAAATACGCTCACCATGTAGAAGCCCCCAAAGTTCCCTCATAACGAGTAACTCGGACTTCCCATTTCTTCGTGGGATTGAATAACCATATTTCATATGTTGCCATTGCCCCTCGTCGTCAATTGCCATAATGTCCATCATCTGTATTTCTTGCCACTCCATCGCTGTATTTTTGGTGTTATTGTATAAGTCAATAGCCTGTTGTCCGAGGCTATTTTCATATGGAATGATATAACTATTAGTAGGGGTCTGCTGTCCTATTCTTTTGTTATCCGACATTTACATATACCTCCTACCTGTCAATTTATATTGGTATCAAACAATCAATTGACACCACCTCGCTTTACATAAGTGTTATATTTATTTGTTTAAGTTCTGAGCCTTATGAATTCTATCTTTAGCAATTTCAAAATAATTGTCATCTTTTTCAATACCTATAAAATCCCTGTTAGTATGCATACACGCTACACCTGTTGAGCCACTGCCCATCGTAAAATCTAAAACGGTATCGCCTTCATTGCTGAAAGTCTTGAGAAGGTCTTCTAGTAGTTCCGTTGGCTTCTGTGTAGGGTGTACCGACTTATTAAAAGACGGTTTAGCATACTGAAATACATTACTTTTAGACTTTGCTCCATTTAGATTAAACGTTGATGGATAATCTACTTTATTTGTATTCTTGAGCCATTCATAAGGCTTTTTAAAGTAGCCTGTTGTCTGTAACTTTTTATAATACTTTTCCGACGGTATAGCGAGCTGTCTTCCATCTCCAAAGTAATAGCTTGCCATACTTGAGCATCCTAGCAGTTTATTAACCTGTGGAACTGTGAGACCTGTCTTTTCTAGCTCTTGTTTTAAATAATCACGGACGGGGCTTTCTGCATATACTTCATCGCCATAGACCTTCTTTTTAAAAAGCAACATGACCTCGATATACTGCAAACAATTCTTCTTAGCCCCTAGAACGTTGCCACTGCAATTTTTTAACCAATACATAGGATAAGAAAAAGGCATGTCCACCGTCTGTTTTGTAATCAACTCGCTTGTAAATGGTTCTTGTGAAAATAGAATGCATTTACCATTAGGGCGTAAAGCCCTTGTACATTCTTCTAACATTTTCTCAGTGTCTAATGCAATATCCCATTCTCCAATTTTTCCCAAGTTCTTTCGATTCCTGTTGTTGTCCTTGTCTTCTCCAAAGTCTCCGTACATCGTACCGTAAGGAGGGTCGCATAAAATCAAGTCTATTTAATTATCCTCGATGTTCTTGAACCACTCCATGCAGTCGCCTTTATATAGTGTACTAGAAGCCATCGTTAATCGTCTCCGTTTAATACGTCAATTAATACAACAATTGCAACAATCAAGAAGCAAATAAGAATAATAGCCACATCAATAATTGTTGGTAAAAATACAATCAACCAACTAAAATGAAAAAATCCTAATAACTTAGCGATTACAAAAATAACTGTAATTAAATTTAAAAATCCAAAGCCCATATGCTTTATATCCTCCTAGATTAATTTGTTTCTGTGTACGTTTATAGTACACTTGCAACGTTTATGACGCTTAAATACTGTATTATCCATATTAGGCGAGTAGTCATACTTACCGTCTAAACTTCTGCACCACTTGCAAGCGCCACTTTCTGCACGTCTTTCTACCACCTCGTTATAGCCAAGGTTGCTTAGAAATCTGACATTCTCTTTGATGGTATCATCAACACTTGAAAATGAATAATTTTCGATAGTGTCTGCGAGTTCCTGTTGTGTTTCCTCGAATCTGTCGGCTCTTGAGAACTCTGAGCAAATACCCTCAATCCTATCTGTGTTAACTTTTGCTGTTACTCCCTTAAAAGGTACATCGTCCTTTATATTAAGTATCTCTTGGACGCTCTTTGCATAACTTGTAACTAGTGCGTGGTTATTCTTGAGTAAAGGCGTTAGAACGTCTTCTGCAATGTGATAATATAATTTCCCATTGGGAAGGGTGCTTCCTGTCATATTCTTCTTGATAGCATAGTTTAGATAGTCGCTGACCTTCTGAGCGAATTGGTAGGAATCAGCATGAGAAGCTGTGCCCTTTTCAATCTTAACTAGTAGCCTATTAATCTCTTTTGAACTAGAATATTTTTTCTTAAAGTCCTTCGCTACTGCTTCAAGGATTGATGGTGAGACGTCATTATTCATCCCCAGTGCCCTCGTCTTCGTTGTCTGTCATAGTGTCTTCAATCAACTTGTTATAGATTGGTTCATCATCCTTAGAAGCCTTGATACCTGTTAAGTCCTCAAGTGCCTCTTTGTCGAAGTATCCTTCTACTGCATTATTGATTTTAATAGCACCGTCACCAATGCCACTTAGCATTGTGGCGTCTACCTCAAAAGTTGGCTTCCATCTAACATTTAGATTTGCAAACTGTGAGCGTTTAAATTGCATATTGCTTTCGAGTGACTTAGCCAAGAAGGCTACATTGATAATCCCTACCTCGAAAGTCTCTTGCGCTCCTCTTGCCATTAGTCGCAATGTCTCATGCGTTGCCTTGATAGCCTCAGCGCTTGATGGATTAGCAGTGGCAAAGCCTAGGTCGTCAAGTGTTAAACCTGTCTCGCCACTAAACATAGAAGCGAGAGTTTTTAACTGCTCGTTATATGGTGACATTGACTGTTGGATAAACTGTCCGACTGTCGGAGTGTTTCCGTCCTCGTCTCTACCAAAAGCCATCATGGCGCTCATTACCATCTGCCATTTATCAAAAGTATCTGTATCGTTGTCTAAACCTGTGACCCATTTTTGAGGGAATGAGTAGAACTGAGCCGATACGCTCATAAGTCGCAATGTCTCTTTGGCGTCGTCTACGTACTTCATAAGTGAATCAGAAATCAGACTTCGTCCAAAAGGTCTTGTAGCGTCGGGATTGTAAATAATCGGAACTAATAAGGGATAATCCAAGTTATTAACAATTTCACCCATAGGGTGTCCGTCCTTAAAGTACTGAGTCTTGCCCTTGATAAAATAGGCTTCTAATGTTGGTTCTCCTGTGTAGCTGTCTCTTTCAAGTACTGCATAGCCTTCATCTAGTAGCATTGTAGATGTATCAATAACACCCGTTGCATTGTAGCCATCAATTACCTGTAGCCTTGCTGTGCCGTCGGTGTTTTGCGAAATGTAAACGAAATCACACGAAGAAATAATAGCCCCTTTAAACATTGTTTTAAATAAGACATCTCTGTTATTCCTCATGAAGATATCATTTACTAATAGTTCATCGTCATTCCCAAAAGCGCTAAACTGTAATCGGTTTGTTAATGAGTCAACAGCTTTAGGAATCCAACCGACCTTCTTTGTGATTCTTTGCATTTGTGCATTTTCTGTTATTGCCTGTGTATTATCCATCCTATCTTTTTGATTATAATATTCATAACATTTAGCAATCCTTGTTTGTTTGTCTCCTAATAAACTTCTTAAGTAGTCTATTCCTTTATAGTCCATAAAAACCCCCTAAATTTAGCGTATAAGCGCCATTTTAAGCGTTGCTTATACTTATTCATAATATTGTTAAAAGCCTCTTAAACAGGCTATATTTTGCGTATAGCGATATTTTTTACGAGAAATCTGT